TATAACAAAAAATATTTCATAAGAGAATTAGACATCGCTCTTCAGGCAGATCAGGAAAATAATATGCTGGATATGATTACATATTCATATGATGACGTCACAAACGATGAAATAATAACGGTTATATTCGCAGATGGAAATTACAAATCAATACTGGCGACCGGCAACAGCAACGGCCAAAACGCCAAAGAAATTATAGGGGTAATATATGGAAACCATTCAATATAACAGGGCGGAGAGAATCAACGCAATACCACACGAAATCACGAAATTAAAGAAATACAGAAAATATTGCGAGAATAAAGGCTGGCTAAGCCAGGCCGTAATATTGAAGAAGAGAATAGAAGAGCTGGAGTGTGAATTTGAAGAACTATACGAGTCATACGGAAAGGCATAAAAATGGATAGGTTAAATTGGGCTGTAAAAATCGAATGTCCGGGCGGAAAGTTTGAAGAACCAAATTTTATGACTATGGCGGCGTTCAGGCATTACGTCCATGCTGCTGATTTTATAAAAGCAATTGTACCAGAGGAAGATCGTCATAAGTGCAAAATAGTATACAATGGAGAATCAATCGATGAAGAAAAAATGTAACGGAGAAAAAATAATATTATGGCTGTTTCTGCTGGCGGTAGTGCTGGCGTTCGTCATAATGGGATTTCCGCAAACCCCGGAAGTGGACGCGGCATTAAACCCCAGCGCCGAAGAAATGCACGCGGAAGAACCGGCGCCGATGTACGACGTGCCACTGGATAAAGAACTGCAGTCGCACATAAATGAACTATGTGACCATTACGACGTGGACATGCCCCTGGTATTAGCAATTATAGGCCAGGAATCAGGATATAACCCAGGATTGACCGGCGACGGCGGAAACAGTATAGGGCTGATGCAGATTCAGCCAAAATGGCACAGTGCGAGAATGGACAAGCTGGGAGTAACAGACCTAGCGGACCCATATCAGAACGTGACCGTTGGAATTGATCTGCTGGCGGAACTGCTAGACAGCGGCAGCGTGGAATGGGCCATCACGGCATATAACGCAGGAACCGCTAAGGCTGATTTTAACCGTGAAGTCGGCGTTACAAGCGAATATACCGAAAGCGTACTGATATTAAGAGGAGAGATCATAAATGCTACATAAAAAAATATGCGTAGTATGCGGCGGCAATTTCTACAGTCAAAGGAAGAACGCAGTTACATGTTCAGAAGTTTGCCGCCGGAAGAGACAGACTATCGTAAACCAGGAGAAGCGCGAAACGAAAGAAGCAGAATGCAATTCGATAAAGATAAATCAATCGCGCATTGATAAAATAAACGAAATGGCGCGCTCGCAAGGACTATCTTACGGCAAGTATAAGGCACTGGAATACATGAAAGCAAACAATATATGAAATAAAGGGAGCAGCATTGTTTCACCATCTCGAAAGCTCGAATATTTAAAAGAGAGGAGGAACTCGTTTCTATAGAACTGTTTCTAAAAGCTCCCTTTATGTATAGGTATGGCGGGCGCCAAAAGTCCCGCCCCAACGATTTCATGAAATCCAGGGCGAGCCTGTCACGAATAGGCGATGACCCCGAATGAACGGCGATCCGGCAAGCGAAGCTAAAGTAAAATTCAAAGGTAGTAATAGTAGACGGATTGCCTATCAAGTGGGCGGAGAAAACAATAAAAATCAAAAGGCGATTCAATATGTAGTAGCGCATTCTCCGCCCATTGACAATCTATCGAGAGTGGGAGGCAGGACAATAATGTATCATATATTTTTCGAGCAATCCGGCACATTTAAAAATGAATTAAGAAAGTTGGGTCATGAAGCTTACGACTACGATATACGAAACGATTTTGGCGAAACAGATCATATCATAGACCTATTTTTGGAAATCGAAAGAGCATACAGATTGGAGTGTTCAATTTTTAATAATATCAAAACAGATGATATGATAATAGCATTTTTCCCATGTGTGAGATTTGAAGATCAGTCCATATTAAATGTCCGTGGTGTTAACAACGCTATGAAAAATTGGGCGTTAGATAAAAAACTACAGTATTCCCTAGATTGGCACGACGAGCTGCATTTCCTATATAACATAGTCACAAAGCTGGTTGTTGTCTGCCTGGAGCGGGAAATCCCATTGGTGATTGAAAATCCGTATTCTGCACAGCACTATCTTACCAGATATTGGCCGGTTAAGCCGGCAGTAATCGACAAGGATAGGCGGATAAATGGTGACCATTACAAGAAACCTACCCAATATTTTTTTATCGGCTGCGAACCGAAAAACAATATATTATTTGAACCGATAGAGTATGTCGAGCAGTTTAAGATAAAAGAAGTGAGAGACCAAGTTAAACGAAGTCTGATACACCCACAGTACGCAAATAGATTTCTGAGGCAGTACGTCTTGGAGGAAATTACAGGATAATAAATGTAATTTATGAAATAGCGAGGAGATTATGAAAAAATTTTATAGAGGCTGGTATATCAGTCATGATCCACTAGATAAAACTAAATATAACGCCGTAAAAGGAAAAGAAAAAATAATTGGCACGGAAGAGCAGATACGCAAGGAAATAGACCGTCGGGCGTTTGAAGAACTGAAGAAATTTTTATAGAACAGGCCAAGGAGGAAGAGAAATGTTAAACGCAGAGAAATACAGAGATGAAATAATGACACTAATAGAACAAGACAAGGCGTTGGCTGTTTTGAATAATAAAATAACGTATTGCGGAATGATTAGCGAGTGTAAAGATTGTTTGTTTGCTCGTAATTGTGACGTTGAACGCACTCGATGGCTATTAAATGAAGCAAAACCAACATTAACACCTAAAGAACGTGGATTTTGTGAGATGGTAGGTGAGGGATATATAGCAAGAGACGACGACGGATCGTTATATTACTATGATGAGGAACCAAGTAAGACAGATATAAATTGGGAAAACAAGTCCTACGATATTACTTTAATGATTCATAATAATTATTTTGATTTCATCACATGGGACGACAAAAAACCGTGGGCGATAGAAGACCTTTTGGAGTTGGAGGTGGAAGAATGAGCAACATCAAATTAAAACCCTGCCCGTTTTGCGGCGGAGAGGTAGAACTATGGGCAATAGCAGGAAAACCATATCCACCAACATACAAAGTGGACATGGACAAGATAAGTGAAGAATCAGAGGACGTATGTTTTGTTCACTGCTCGGCATGCAACGCAAATTTTCACAAGGAAATGCGGATAGAATCATTTCCGTTAGATACTATTAAATGGTGGAATACACGCAAACCAGTAGGAAAAATAGTTAATTGGCTGAAAGATAGAGAAAGCTATTTTGAATCAAAAGCAGCTGAGTATGATGAACAAGGAGACGAAATAAACACAGATATATGTGACGAAAAAGCTGTCGAGATAAACTATATGATTGCAATGTTGGAGGAAGTATAAATGACATACGAAGAAGCTGCAAAGCAAATACAAGAAAATGACTGTGACAAATGGTGTAAGGAACATAATGACTGCGACAACTGTCGCTGGGGAATAGCTCTAAAGGCACTGAAAAGTCATAACAGCGAAAAGGAGAAGCAATGTCAGGAATAGGAATCAAAGGCGGATTCAATCAGATTATCCGCCGCGAATGCGATAGACCGATGGCGGAAAAGAAAGGTTACATACCATGCAATCAAAACTGCAAGGACTGCCTAGCCTGCATAGAGGTAAACGCGGAGGGCGAACGCGCCCATGTATCAATCAAAAGAGAAATAATAAAACCTACATATATATAGGAAAGAAAAAATTGCGCTCTGTATGAGCATTCGAGCTCGTAATGAGTAGTAACAAATGAGGAAATTATGTATAGGCAAAAGAAATATATCCTTAAAAAATATTTAGAAATAGAAGTCTTCCTTATGCCAGAAAAAACGAAGCCATTTTCAAAGGCAAAAAAAATACAAGAGACTTCACCGGCACAAAAGAAATTAAATAATAAAAAATCAATTAAATATTTCAACAGGCTCATACATAAGAACTTCGACGAAAACGATCTTGCCGTCGACCTCACATTTGATGAGAAGCATTTACCCGCAAACCGAGCCGAGGCCATAAGGAAAGTAAAAAACTATATAGAACGCGTAAGAAGAAAAAGAAGAAAGCTGGGGCTTCCGGAACTGAAATATGTTCATGTAATATCCGACAGCGACGAGTTCGGAAACAAAAAGCGCCTTCACGTTCATATGTTCATGAACGGCGGATTGAACAGAGACGAAATAGAAAAACTATGGAAAGAGGGATATTGTCAGACTGACCGTCTGCAGCCAAACGAATATGGCTTCACAGGTAAAGTAATGTATATGGCAAGGCAATCGAAAGGCGATCGCATGTGGGCTTCAAGCAAAAATCTCGAAAAACCCGTTGCCATAGTGAGTGACAAGGCAATCACGAGAAGCAAGGCTGAGGCGATGGAAAGAAATCCAGAAGACAGAGCTTTTTTTGAAAAGTTATATCCGGGTTGGACTTTTACCGATTGTGTGGTTGAATATCCTGACGATGACGGATTTAAAAGAGGGACAAGTTTTTTTATTAGAATGAGGAAGGAGGAACAATGGACGCCAAAGAAAAGAAAAAAATCAAAGATTTCCTGCGGAGCTATGAAAGAGAAGAGAGCAGAATCAGACAAATTGAAGAGGACATAGCATACATAAATAAGACGCTCGACAGCATTCCACAGATTTTTGATGGAATGCCAAGAGGCAGCGGCATATCAAACAAAACAGCAAAAGAAGCAGAAAAGCTTTGGCAATTACAAAATGATTTAATAGCGGCCAGAACAAGAGCTGTCCAGAAAAGAGAGGAAGTCGCCAATCTAATTAGGCAGGTAAAGAATGTCCAACACATGAATCTGCTCAGATTGAGATATATCGAATTAAAAGGATGGGCGCAAGTTTCAATTGATATGGATAGAGACCCTCGCTGGGTTTTTCGTATGCACAATCTAGCCTTAGAGGAAATTTTGAAAATATATAATTTGACCATTTAACTACCAGTATACATTCTGATAAAATGATAGTGTGAAAGATTATGAACTACGGAAGCAAACAATGGAAAAAGAAGCGCAACAAAATATTGCGGCGCGATAAATACAAAGACAAAATAAAAGCAAGGTTTGGGATTACCGAAGATGCAACAATAGTACATCATATTTACCCGTCAGACGAATATCCCGAATATGCATGGGAAGACTGGAATCTAATATCTGTAAGCAATTCAACGCATAGAGAGTTACACAAAAAAGACGGTAGTTTAACACAAAAAGGAATTGAGCTTATGCAGCGAACAATTCCAGAGGAGAAAAAATGATAGAAAGACTAAAATCATTAAAAAACAGAATAATAAAAGGCGAGACCACGATGGAAGATGTTGACGTTATAAACGACGTAATCAATACAATGGAGTCACTAACGAAAGCGACAGTAAGTCTTGATGAATCTGCCGAAGAGATACTGCCAATGATACCAAGCATCAACATAGAAAATATATACATATCGCTGACAAATGACGAAGAACGAGGCAGAAATAAAAACGAAAAATAAACACAACAAAGGCGAGAAGTTTCAGCGCCTACAAACAATCCCCCCACCCCGCTGCGCATTTTTTAAAATTTTTCTAATGCGCTGGGTATAGACATTTCCAACTCTAACGCATTTTTAGAAAAATGGGAATTATAGTAAAATTATCGAGAGGGTAAAAAATATCTTACATATTACGCAAAAATATTTGCACTTTAAATTCGCAATGCAAGAGTGCATTATTTTTGTATATATTTTCATCAAAAAGGCACAAAAATTGAAGAGGAGAGATTATGAAAGCGGCTACATACGAAAAGAGAATAATAAAAAACATGAATGCCGTAAAAACATATAAAAAAGAGTTCCTGCAGGCCGTCAAAACATTAGCTAAAATCTACGAGGACCTGGACAGAGCGCGAGAACAATTTGAAAACGCCGGAGGCGAATACGTTATAGAATACACGAATAAATCAGGAACAAAGAATATAATCAAAAATCCAATGTATAGGGTTATAGAAGAAATGGAAGAGAAGATATTGGCATACAACAGAGAACTGGGGTTGACTCCATCGGGGTACAAGCGAATCATGAATAAGTTTGAAAAGGAGAAGCATTCAGAACTGGCTGAAGCACTTAAAGCGATTGAAAGTTAAGAATTTTGAAGAGGTTCTGGAGTATGCTGAAAGTATAAGAAGTGGGGAAAAAATAGCCTGCATAGAGCTGAGACAATGTGTAGACAGATTTTACAGCGATTTAGAAAATCCCAATTATTGGTTAGATAAAAAAGCACCTGAGTTTTGTATAGGAATAATCGAAAAAACATTATGCCACCAACAGGCCGAAGACCTCGCAGGTCGTCCGATGTCAGGGCGGCCTTTTAAATTACAGCCATTTCATAAATTTATTGTATATAACCTAGTCGGATTTAAACATAAGGGAAGCGATATATTAAAACACCATGAGGCGCTGATATTTGTGCCAAGAAAGAATGTAAAAACCACATTCGCGGCGGCACTTGCCTGGGCGTTGTCGTTATATTACAGGCGTAGCGGATCTAAGGTCTATATAACTTCTGCCGCCCTAATGCAATCACTTGAGAGTTTCAATTTTTTAGCCTATAACCTAGATAAGATGGGAGAAAGCGAACGAAAGGGCGGCGGCATTAAGATTATAGACAACAATAATGAACATTCCATAAAAGCCGATTTTCCAGACGGTTCAATTTTTATAAGGGCACTAGCCGCGAATCCAGACGCGCAAGACTCGCTGAATTGCAACATTGCAATCGCCGACGAAATGCATGCGTACAAAAAGCCTAAACAATACAATTTATTTAAAGAGGCCATGAAAGCGTACACAAACAAATTGATGATAGGAATATCTACAGCCGGAGACAATGAACAGCTGTTTCTAGGACAAAGGCTAAAATACTGCCGAAAAGTTTTAAACGGCACGGTGGAAGATGACCAATATTTTATATTTATGTGCTGCGCAAATCCTGACGAAAACGGAGATGTGGATTTTACAAATCCCAAAATCCACGAGATGGCAAACCCATCTTACGGAGTAACGATAAGGCCCGAAGAAATACTTAACGAATCTCTCCAGGCGCAAAACGATCCACAGCAAAGAAAAGACTTTCTAGCGAAGAGTTTGAATGTATATACGAACTCAATGAAGGCCTATTTCAATATAGACGAGTTCAGAAACTCTGATGGGAAATATAATTGGACAATAAACGAATTAGCGAAACTACCAATTAAATGGTATGGTGGCGCGGATTTATCAAAACTGCACGATCTTACAGCTGCATGCATCATTGGAGCATACAAGGGCGTGACCATTGTCATTACTCATGCCTTTTTTCCTGTAGTGGCTGCACATGAAAAAGCAGACAAAGACAGCATACCGCTATTCGGTTGGGAGGAAGATGGAAATTTAACCATGTGCAACAGCCCAACGGTAAACTATTCAGATGTGGTCAACTGGTTTAAAAATATGAGAGACAAGGGATTTAAAATTTCTCAGGTTGGCCATGATAAAAAATTTGGCCGGGAATATTTTATCGGCATGAGGCAGGCCGGATTTAAAATAATAGACCAACCCCAATATTACTTCAAAAAATCAGAGGGATTCAGATATTTAGAAAAAGCTGCCAAAGACGGTAAACTGTACTATTTACATTCCGACGCATATGAATATTGCGTTCAAAACGTGGCGGCAGTGGAAAAGACAGATGATATGATTCAATATGAAAAAATACAACCGGAGTTAAGAATAGATCTATTCGACGCTTCGGTTTTTGCATGCATTAGGTATTTAAACAACATGGAAAAATCTGAAAAAGGAAAGGAATGGTGGGGAGAAAAAAATGGCAAGTAAGAATAAAACGCCGAAGAAAAACAAGACGCGTGCAGAGCCAAAACAAAAAAGAAGTGTGATAGGATTCTGGAACGATAAGATGGACAATTTAGAATGCAGAGGCTACGTGTCACTAGCACACTGCCCGGAGATAGCGGCTGGAGTAGATAAAATAGCGGAGCTGGTCGGGTCAATGACTATCCATCTGATGGAAAATAAAGATAATGGCGACACGAGAGTGCGAAACGGACTGAGCCGAAAGCTGGATATAAATCCATATTCAAAAAGTACACGCAGCCAATTCATAAAATGGATTGTCAGGACAATGTTCCTCGAGGGCGAGGGAAACGCGATAGTATACCCAATCACGACAAGCGGGTATATCGACGATTTAAGGCCAGTTCCAGCGAGCCTGACGTCGCTAATTCCCGATGGTATATGGGATTACAAAATTGCAATATCTGGAAAGGAATATAGTCCAGACGATTTATTACATTTTGCGCTTAACCCAGATCCATATTACCCATGGAAAGGCCGGGGATATACAACGACAATCTCAGACGTCGCCAACAACCTGAAGCAAGCTGCGGCTACAGAAAAAGGCTTCATGGCATCAAAATGGAAACCATCAATTATAGTAAAGGCGGACGCATTGACAGAAGAGTTTTCAAGCCCCGAGGGTCGCCAGAAGTTACTGGACGAATATATCAAAACAGACGAAGCTGGGGAACCGTGGATAATTCCATCGGAACAATTTGAAATCCAGACTATTAAACCCCTAACCCTTTCAGATTTAGCATTGGCTGAATTTGTGGAACTAGACAAGCGGGCAGTTGCCGCGATACTGGGAATACCGGCGTTTATATTAGGCGTGGGAGATTTTGAAAGAGACGCGTGGAACAATTTCATTTCATCAAAGATAATGCCACTTGCGGGGATCATAGAACAGGAGTTTACGAAGAAACTGACATTCCGCCCAGAGTGGTTTTTTAAATTTAACCCACGCAGCCTATACAACTATGATATAAGCGATTTAGCCGCAGTCGCGGACGATCAGTATATCCGGGGGATAATGACAGGAAATGAAGTCAGAAATTGGATAGGAATGCCGCCAATGCAAGGACTGGACGAGTTAATAATTCTGGAAAACTATATTCCGCGCGGAATGATAGCACAGCAAAGCAAATTGCAAGGAGGTGAGTAGATATTGAGGGAAAATCAAATAAGAACCATATCACAAAATATCTGCACGAGAGCAGATGAACAAACCGGTGATAAATATATCTCCGGTTATTTTTCTGTATTCGGTTCGGATTATGAAATGTGGCCTGGCGCAAGTGAGTCTATAGACCCAGGAGCTTTTGATGGCGCCCTGGTAGATGATATCAGATGTCTGGTTGATCATGAAAGTAGATTGGTTCTCGGAAGAACAAAAGCCGGAACACTGTTTCTAAAAGTAGATGAACACGGCCTATGGGGAGAAGTGAGAATTAACGGAAAAGACCAGGACGCAGTAAATCTTTATGAGCGTGTCTTGCGAGGCGACGTAAATCAATGTTCATTCGGGTTCGATATTTTAGACGAGGAGATGACAGAAGACCCTGTAAGCGGTGACATTCACTGGATTATTAAAAAAGTGAAGCTTTATGAAGTTTCTATCGTAACATTCCCGGCGTATAAAGACACTGAAGTAACAGCCCGAAAAAACGAATACGACGAAATAAGAAAGAGAAAAGAGGAAAAATGGCGCAGCGACATGAAGAGGCGCCTGAAAGGAGAGTTTTAATGGCACTTAGAGCATTGATGCTTAGAAAACAAATCAGTGAAAGTAAAGAAAAGCTGAATGAGCTGAGAGAAAAAAGCAAAGATTTTGAAACAAGAGAGGCTGAAATAGAAAAAAGCATAGAAGAAGCAGCCACAGACGAAGAAAAAGAAGCGGTAAAGGAAGAAGTTGAAAAATATGAAGAGGAAAAGACCGCACATGATGAAGAGGTGAGTCGACTGGAGGAATCCATCGCAGAACAAGAAAGAGAACTTGAAGAACTCGAACGCGCAACACCTAAACCACAACCAAAAAAGAGAGGAGAAGAAAGAACAATGAACACAGTGGTAAACGTCAGAAGCCTGCCAAAAAACACGAGAGCATTTGACGCGTTTCCTATGGAAACAAAAAGAGAGATTACAGAAAGAGAAGATGTAAAACAGTTTCTTGCCGAAATCAGAGCGGCAGGAAAATCAAAAAGAGATATTAAAGGCGGCGAACTGACAATACCTGTAGTATTTCTCGACATCATCAGTGAGAATATCTACAGATATTCAAAGCTTATAAACCGTATAAGAGTAAGGAATGTTAATGGCGAAGCAAGACAGACAATAGCAGGAACCACACCGGAAGCCGTATGGACAGAATCATGTGGCGCTATAAATGAACTGACATTCACGTTTAACCAAATTACGTTAGACGGCTACAAGGTAGCGGGATATATCCCGGTGTGCAATTCACTGCTTGAGGATTCAGATGTTAATTTATCCGCGACCATTATTGAAATGTTATCAGAAGCCATCGGCCTCGCCAAGGATAAGGCTATTTTATACGGAAAAGGCGCCGCCGGCAAAATGCCACTCGGTATCGTCACGAGATTAGCGCAGGAATCACAGCCAAGCGATTATCCGGCCAATGCGCCTGCTTGGACAGATTTACACAAAAACAATATCATAAAAATAGACAGCAGCTTGACGGGGGCGGAATTTTGGGCAGCCCTGATGCAGGCAACAGGTAATACATATACCGAATATTCTCGCGGCACGCAGTTCTGGGCGATGAACTCTAAAACTCTTGCGACATTAAAATCTAAAGTTATAACATTTACAGCAAACGGCGACATAGCGGCCAATATATTTGGAACATTGCCTATAATAAACGGCGATATAGATGTCCTGGAATTCATTCCTGATGGAGACATAATAGGCGGCTACGGCGATTTATATCTATGGGCTGAAAGAGGGGGAATGACGATAGAATCGTCCACGGAAGTGCAATTCCTCCAGGATAATACCGTGTTTAGGGGAAAGGAAAGGGCAGATGGTCAGCCAGTTATACCGGGAGCATTCGTTGCTGTGAATATCAATAACGCTGCCGTTACGACAGTCGCAACGTTTACAGCTGACAAGGCTAATGACGCTAAGCTGCAGGATATGTCAATTCAGGGATTAACGCTCGCGCCTGAGTTTAATCCTGATACATTATCATATACCTCGACCGCAAACTCAGCCAGCGGAAAAGTGGAAGTGACTGCGGCACAGTCAACTGCTGAAATAGCCATCGAATACGGCGGAAAGAATGTCAGAAACGGCGGAACAGTTACATTCCTGACAGGAACAAACCCTCTCACCGTCACGGTAACCAAAGGAAATGCCGTAAGAGTGTACACTGTCTCCATAACTAAAACAGAACAATAATGAAACAGGACGAGTTACTGACCGTTTTAAAATCTGATCTGCAGATGATAACAAACTCAAATGATGAATATTTGACACAGCTTTTAAACTTTTCAAAGAACCTCATGCAAAGAGAGGGCATTGTATACACAGAAGAGCTTGAGTGCCAGATGGTTCAAATTCATTATGCAGCATATTTGTTTAGAAAACGCGGCGGAGCAGAAACAGCAATGCCGCGCTTCCTGCGTTATGAATTGAATAATCTGTTGTTCAGCCAGAAAGGAACAATATGACTTTTGATGATGGCGTTGTAACTATATATGATGTTGCAAATGCTTCCGCCCCGGGCGATCTACCGATTGAAAAGTTGACGACATCAACCAGGCACCATTTTTCAGAGGAAACGCTTGGAATAACAAGATTTTACGAGGCAATAAAAGCAAACCAACTTATTGAGCGTGTCATAGCTATTTATAGAGCCGAAATAAACACGAATCAAATAGCCGTTTTTGAAGACGGAAGCCAGTATGCTATAAGAATGATTCAAAAATCCACTGACGAGTTCGGGATTAAAATTCTCAAGTTGTCGCTAGAAAGGAATGGACAGGCGTATGAAATCGCTGAATAAATTACTAGAGCCCTTAAGGACGGCGCTGCTTTCTGTGACTGAAAATGTTGGCCACTATAAACCAGTTGACGGAACAAAATCCCACATAGTATATGCGGAAGACGGCGCGAAAAACCTGGCTGGAAATAACATAGTAATCAGCCAGGTTATACAGGGAAGCATAGACCTATATGAGCTAGGCGAAGCTGGTATGTTTGATAAGGTGCAAGCAGCACTGAATCAAAGTAATATAGCATTCTATCTAAATTCAGTTCAATTTGAAGAGGGAGAAATGAAAGGATTTATCCATTATGAATGGATTTTTGAGGTGGCATGAATGGCATACATCACATTCAAGAATATGGAAGAATACGAAATGAAAGTTTCAAAACTCGCAAAAAAATCAAAGGGACTATGCAAAGTCGCAGTTTATGACGGGGCTGGATTTATGGCAGACGCAATCAAAAAAGCGGTTGAGGGACTACCGATTGAAGAAAGTAAAAATGGCATGCCTCCATATGCAAAGCCGGGAACCAAACTCAAAGGGGTTTCAGAAAAGCAAAAAAGAGATCTGATTGATTCCTTAGGAATTGCAAAAATGGACGAAACAGTCGGATACATTCAAACAAAAATCGGCTGGGACGGATATGGAAGCGTCAAAACAAAAAAATGGCCAAAAGGCGTTCCAAATGTGTTACTAATGAGGTCTATAGAATCTGGAACAAGTTTTAGAGTTAAAAATCCAATTGTAAGAAAAACGGTCAACACGAACAAACAGGCAACAATAGCAAAAATGTCAAAAGCTATAAATAAAATTTTAGAAAAGGAGTTTTAAAATGGCAATAAAAGGTCTTTCGATTCCGGTCGTAGGAAAATATTCTAATTCAGACGGAACCGTTACATATTCTAGTCCAACAGTAGCAAACAAAGCTGTCAATTACAGCATATCCTGGACGGTTGGGGATAATAATCCATTATACGCAGATAACCAAATCGCCGAAAACGATAAGGGCACGTTTCAATCCGGTGAGCTGACACTGACGACTGCTGATCTACCGCTAGAACTATCCATGCTGCTTTTGGGAACTAAAACAGTAACTGAACAAATGGGAGAAGAAAGTATAACCGTGCAAATATTTGACGACAGTCAAAGTGCACCATATTTAGGATTTGGAATAATTGAAATGCATCAAGAAAACGACGTAAACTCATTCAGAGCTATATTTTTGAATAAGGTATTTTTCAATATTCCAGAAAACGCTGCAGACACCAAAGGAGAGACAATAGAGTGGCAGACACCATCTATTACGGCAACTATTCAGAGGTCAGACCACGTCGACGATAAAGTGTCGCACCCATGGATGCAGGATGCCTGGTTTGAAACAGAGTCAGCAGCCATAAAATGGTTGAAGTTTAAATGTGGGGAGACGCAGCAATGAACAGAATAGTAAAAATAGAAATAGCGGGTAGAGAATACCCGCTATCTTTTTCGCTTGGTGCGGCTAAAAAAATAGCTGCAAAATACGGAAGCCTTGAAAAGGCATTCAATAAAATAGCCGAAGCTAAAGAAACAACAGGCGAAAGCATAGAAATATTGATTTTTATACTGACAGTGCTCATAAAGCAGGGTTGCGACTATATGAGAATTTTTGAAGACACAAACATTGAGCCAATAACTGAAGAGGAATGCGAGACTGCGATAGAAATGTCGGACATTTCAAGAATAGCTGAGGTTATTATAAACAGCATAAATTCATCGCAAGGAAAAGAAATAGAGACAAAGACAACACCAAAAAACGCAAAAGCTCCAAAGGCCATCTAATTTTTTATGACCTTTGGGGCCGGCAATTAAATATACCACTGAAAGAGTATACTGCTATGCCTATGGGCGAATTAAGTGACATGATAGACGCATATTTGATTCTAAACGGGATAGCAGAGGAAGAAACCGAAAAATATTTACCGAATCTGAGGTGATAATATGGCAGTAGATATCGGCCCTAAAATAGGGATAGACGGCGAAAAAGAATTTCGTCAGGAATTAAACCAAATAAATACGACATTGAAAACCCTGGGTACGGAAATGAAAAAAGTTTCTTCCGAGTTCCAGGAAAATGAGAACAGCCAGGAGGCCCTCAAAAAGAAGAACGAAGTATTAAACAAGAGCATTGACGAGCAAAAAAAGAAGCTGGAAATGGTTCAAAAGGCTCTGCAGGAGTCGGCCGAGCAATACGGTGAAACATCGACCAAGACACAGCAATGGCAGCAAGTCGTCAATAGAACCGAGACGTCATTGAATGATCTTCAAGCGCAATTGAAACAAAACGAGGAAGCCCTGGGGGAAATGGATAAAGGGCTGAGAGATGTCGAAACCGGAATGAAAAAGGTTGAAAAGACATCAGACAAGAGCGCAGAAGATATCAAAAAAGATTTTAAAGACGCCGCCGAGAATGGCATAACGGCGATGTCAACAGCGTTGGCTGGACTAGCAGCTGCGCTTGTCGCCACCGCAGAAACCACAAGAGAGTATAGAACTGACCAAGCTAAGCTAACAGTTGCGTTTAAAGACGCAGGCTTTTCGGCCGAAACAGCAAAAGAAGCGTTTACGGATATATACGCAATACTAGGCGAAGACGACACATCAGTTGAGGCGGCAAACCATTTGGCCGAATTAACAGATAATGAAGAAGAGCTGGCTGAATGGACTGGCAATATTCTGCCCGGCGTGTTTGCCAAATTCGGAGATTCTCTGCCGCTTGAGGGACTGACAGAGGCTGCAAATGAAACCGCTAAAGTGGGAACCCTGACCGGTTCTCTTGCCGACGCATTAAATTGGGCGGGCATTAACGAAGATGATTTTAATGCAAAACTTGAAAAATGTTCAGATGAACAAGAACGCCAACAGTTAATTACCAAAACACTGGCGGCGATATATACCGACGCCGGAACCGCCTACAAAGAAACGAATAAAGATGTAATCGAAGCGAACAAAGCCCAGGCAGAGTTAACCGATACCATGGCAGAATTAGGCGCCGTTGCTGAGCCTGTAATAACAAAACTAAAAAACGCGCTCACAAAAATTATTAAAGAAGTTGTAAAAGTAGTTGAAAAATTCAATGAATTACCGGAAAGCGCACAAAACACCATACTGGCTATAGGTGGAATAGGAATAGCAGCGGGACCAACCGTGAAAGGTATTAGTTCTGTGAAATCTGGTATTTCTAAACTGATAGAAAGAATGAGGCTGTTATTCAGTCCAGCAAAAACAGCGGCTACCGCAATAGGAGCAGTTGGAACGACGGCAGCAGGCGCAACTGCAGGAGTTACTGGAATAGCCGGAGCACTCAAGGGACTTTTTGCAATAATAGCAGCTAATCCCATAATGGCAGTAGTAACTGCGCTAGGGTTATTGGCGGGAGGAATTGCCGCATATATTGAATACACAAAGGAAGCTGATTCAGAAGCGGGAAAGTTCAATGAAAAACTAAAAAAGTCCAAGAAATACATGGAAGAATATAACGACACCATGTCAGAACTAAAAGAGTCAAGAACCGAAGCAATATCTGAAACAACCGAGGAGTTTGGATACTATGAGAGTTTAAAAAAAGAGTTAGACCAAATAGTTGATAAAAATGGAAAAATAGAAAAAGGCTATGAAGCAAGAGCTGATTTCATAACGACAAAATTGTCCGAGGCGCTGGGAATAGAAATAGAAGCAACAGACGGAGTAATTAAGAATTACGACAAACTTTCTGAGTCCTTAGATGAAGTTATAGAGAAAAAACGTGCCGAAGCCTATTTGAGCGCCTACGAAGAAGAATACCAGGAGGCAATAAAATCGCGCACTGATTTATACGAGAGCCTGCTGCTGGCTGAAGAGGATCTACACAACAAAGAAACGCAGTTAGAGAAAGCACGAGAAAAAGGCCACAGCAGAGAGATTGCAAGACTAACTGAAGAGGTAAGACAAGCAAGAAAAACGTATGAAGAAAGGGTAGACGCATATACACAAAACAATAATATTATAGAAACGCAAGAAAAAGGCCGGGAGGAGTTTTTAAAGGGACATTACGATGAAGTAGAGCGAATTGTAGGCGAAGGCGAGAAAGCAATATCAGAAATGACCGCCACAGAAACACGCATGAGAATTGAAGAGGTTAAAAAAACGCTGGAACAAGAAAAGCGACTGTACGAAGAAACCGGAGATGAAACATTTAAAATACAGTCCGAAGAACACCAAAGGGAACTTGAAGAATTACAACAGCACCTGAGTGATATGACAGGCATTATTGACGGCAACACAACGTTCATCAATTCTATAATGGAGATGTCGCGCGAGGGATATGATGCATTTTTAAATCAACCATGGAGTTCTGCAGGAAATGAAATAGTAAACGGCATAGATTCCGGAATGAGAAAAAAGGTCAATTCTATAGTAGCGACAGCTGGATTTATTTCCGGTAAAATATTGGGCGCATTCTACAACAAATTAGATATAAATTCCCCGTCAAAGGTAATGAGGGATAAGGTGGGAATGTCCATCACCGAGGGTATTGCGGTCGGCGAAGAAAAAGGCTTGCCATACATAACAAAAGCAAATAAAAAAATAACCGATCAAATGAAGAATATAAGTATTCCACAAATTGGCCGTTATAAATTCGCAGGAATATCAGAGAACCTTACAGGCGCGCCTACAATGAATAATAATGATCAGCAGATCAATTTGACGGTATATAGCGTGCTAGACGGGCAAATTATCTCCAAGACTGTCCAAAAAAATATATCAAAAGCCCAAACTGGAAGAATGAGGGTGAAAGGAGCACTGCCTATATGAAATATGATATAACATACAACGGAATAAAAAGCAGCGACATAGGAGTTTTTGCAATAAGGCGTCCCAGTATTTTTGCACCGGAACCAAAAATAACACAGATACCAATTCCGGGACGTGATGGAGATTTAATTATTAACGATGGGTTTTATGAGGACATACAAATTTATATTGAACTAAATTTTATGTCAGATAAAGATAACTGGGGCAAAAAGGCCGGACAGACAAAACAATGGCTTTTAAGTCGACAAGGGGATAAAAAATTATATTTTTCTGATAATGCTAATGTTTTTTACAAAGTAAAAAGTGTCAGTGTAGGAGAAATTCAAAGAACGTCAAATCGTATTGGAGTTTTGATGCCAATGTTTATATGCGACCCATATACATATTTTGAAAATGGAACAATCGCAGTCGCACCTGAAGAGGCAGAATTAAATCCATACGACACATCAAAACCAACGTACATCATAACAGGTGAAAAAAAGGGAACGTTGACGGTTAACGGCAATGAAATGACTATCAATGTCGGACAAAACCTAACCATAGATACAGACCGCATGATAGCCTACCGCGAGGACGGAACATTACAAAATGCGGCAGTCACTGGAAACTATGAGGAGCTATACCTATTACTAGGTAAAAACACGATAGAAATATCGACTGGTCTAAACCTAAAAGTAATACCAAACTGGAGGCAGTTATGATTCAAATATATAAACCAACCAACGAAAACTACGAAAGCAACGGCGATATAGTCCTGTTGCCTGAATCGTTTACCGTAAGCGCTGAACTAAATGGAGCATGGTCAACTGAAATGGTTCACCCAATAGACGATGATGGCCGCTGGAAGTACATCGAAGACCAGGCAGTCGTCAAAGCGCCGTCATTTAACGGCGAACAGTTATTCAGAATAACATCAAAATCAAAATCGGACAGCGGTGTAATTGCCAGCATGGAGCCGATTTTTTTTGATTCTATGAACGATTGTTTTCTGGTAGACGTTAGGCCGACCGATAAGACCGGCCAACAGGCGCTGGACATCATGACAGCGCCAAACAGCAAATACAGCGGTGAAAGTGATATAGATAAATTATCAACAGCCTACTATCAATTCAAAAACCTGATGGAGGCCATAAACGGCGATGATGATAATTCATTCATCAAACGCTGGGGCGGTGAAATCCTGTTTGATAATTTCAAGGTTATCATAAATGAGCGCGTCGGCGGCGATTATGGGGTAGAGCTGCGGTATGGCAAAAATATCCCGGTGAACGGTATGACGGAAGAAATAGACATGACCAGTGTCACAACAAGGATATACCCGAAAGCATATAACGGATATACCATGACGAACAATGGTTATGTTGATAGTCCGCTGATAAATAACTATCCGACCGTCAAGGCCAGAACTATCACGTTCGATGACGTGAAGATGCGTGAAGACGCGTCGGAAGACGACGAAGAAAACGGCATCATCGTGTGCGATACGCAGGCAGAATTAAATACTGCACTGACGCAGAAATGTAATGATCAATATGCTTCCGGCGTCGACAAGCCAAAAGTAACCATAAACGCCGATATGGTGTTATTAGCCAACACTGAACAATATAAAGAGTTTAAGACACTGGAAGAAGTATCTCTGGGCGATACAATCCACTGTATCAATAACCACCTGGGAATTACTACAGACGCGCGGGTTATTACCATTACATATGATTCAATACTGAAAAAGGTTGATTCCGTCACCATAGGGGACTACGAATACAACTATTTCAACAATGTAACATCATCGGTAAACAGGATAGAATCAGCAGTGCGCCCGGACGGCACGGTGGTCGCGGAGCAGGTCAAGGGATTCATAGACGGTGCCTGGAGTCAGCTGCGGCTGCAGAATACTGTAGCGAAAAAGCAGGACGTTAGAGCGATTCTGTTTGAGGATTTAGATCCTACGTCGGAAACATTCGGGGCAATGGCGCTGGGAACCCAAGGGCTGCAGATTTCCAGGAACCGCACCGCAGACGGAAAGGACTGGCTGTGGACTACCGCACTGACGGCTAAAGGACTGATTGCCAATATCATAGTGGCCGGAATAATTTCATCGAGCGATGGAAGTTCATCATGGAATCTGGATACAGGTGCTTTCATAAGCAACTCTGGGGTAGACTACAGGGGCGACATAGAGATGGACAAAGGAATTTTACGGAGTTCACGTGAAACAAGCCTAGGGACGGCAAGCTTTGAGTTGCTGACAGATAGGCTCCAATTTATCGACTATGGTGGTACCGATTATGAAATGTCAATGTCTTATCGTGCAGATGGATTTCAACTTTCGGGAGCATCAGGGAGGTGTTCATTGATGCCAGGGCCTGATGGCATGGAATTAAAAATGGGAGAAGTGGAATTTCTACCTGTACAAAAAGGAAAATTTTCCGCCAACGTTCCCGCTAATAGCTATGTAGACTACTACGTAAAGTTTAATAAATCGTTTGAAAATGCGCCGACAATGATTGCGGCATTTGAATCCACGTCGGTGGCTTCTGCATTTGGACAGGCAACAATTGCAACTCATGACGTTACAGCAATAGGCGGATATGTGCGAATATTCAACAATGACGATACAGGCAGGAAACCATACATTAATTGGATAGCTGTCGGGAAATAGGAGGTGAAACGATGAATAAAACAGTAAGCCTAAACGTAGCAACTGGCCCCTGGGAAGAAATAATCCACTATGTGCAGTATTCAACAGAAATACCAATAGAATTTCACATAAAGGATTACAGTCTGCCTGCAGGGGCAACAGCCAGATTTTATCTGAAAAAACCAAGCGGGCTGGAGATATACAACGAGTGTGAAATAGATGGGAATACAGTAACATTAAAACCAACAGGCCAGACGTTCGCCGAATCCGGAAAGCAGTCAGGCCAGATTCAAATAGTAAAAAGTGATAAAATACTGGTTTCATATATCATACATTTTGACATTGAAAAAAATCTGATAGATGAATCGGCCATTCCATCGTCAAATGAATTTGGCATATTGGACGAGCTGATAACAGAAGCGCAGACAGCAATATCAGAAGCGGACGACGCAACCGAAGCGACAAATACAGCTACAAGCGCAGCTAATGCCGCAGCAAGCAACGCAAACCAAAAAGCGAATGCAGCCAATACGGCAGCGACCGCCGCAACTACAGCAGCTAGCAACGCAAATACAGCAACTACGGCAGCCAATAGCGCTGCAAGTAACGCAAATCAAAAGGCAAGCGCCGCAAATACTGCGGCTACAGCAGCCAACACTGCAGCACAGGCGGCCAACACTGCAGCAGCTGGAGCGCAAGAGGTCATAGATACTGCCAGCAATAGGTTGGTTCCCCAGGGCGGAACAGAAAACCAGGTACTGGTTAAGGGAACGACAGACCCTGAATGGTCTAGTGATTTAGACATATCAACCCTGACGGTTGCCGGCGTAGATATGACCATTACAGAAGAGGAATATAACCAGCTAATGGCAGAATTAGACGAAACATAAAGGGAGGTATAATAAATGAGGATATTAAATATTTTGCTTAGTAGGGAAAATACTGATTCAGTGGGGAACCATATCCGTTTCAACAACAGCGGCAACGGATACTGCCTATGGACACGGGACTGCAACATTGACGTTTCCGGTACCATATCCCTTACCGCCGTACATATGGCTGCAGGACGATCTGGGCGGAAATTATTTGGCAACATGTGCGCCAGATACCATGACCGGACAACAGGCAAACATCAATTCAGTACACACCCGAAAAAAGGTAACGACAGTGAATATATATTGGCTGACTATCGGACTAGCCTAGCCCCGAAACGGGGGTGCATGGTATGCTAGACCTACTGCAGAAAATAGTTGATAAAATAAAAATACAAAACAGATGGTTTAACCTATACAATACTATATTATGGACTGGCGAGGCTGCAATAGGTACAACCATAACTGTACCCAATATACAGGAGTACGATGTATTTTTAATTGATTTGTACAATATTGAACACATTGCCCCAATTATATGCGTTAGACACGGCGAATATATAATAGGGGGACAAATGACAGAGGGCGTGTCGGCTGACAATATAGCATTCAGTTTTATAGTTTCGTTGCAGGTACAATCTGGGAATAAAATTGTGGTACGTAAATCCAGGTCAATGGCACATTCGCCATCATCTGGACATAATGCAGGTTCTGACGTACCAATTAGAAAAATAACGGGGCTCGCACCCCGAAAAGAGGGATAAAGAACAATAGATTTTATGATGAAAAAGGAGGAGAAAAAAATGATAAACAACAGGCTATACGACATTTTAGTATGGGTGACCATGATAGTGCTGCCAGCTATAGGCACGCTGTATTTTACCCTGGCCGGCATATGGGGTTTTCCATACGCAGAGGAAATAACGGGAACCATAACAGCCATCGTGACATTTTTAGGCGTAGTCCTGAAAATCAGCAATGCGAAATATAAAAAAAATCAGACAGACCAAACGGAGGAATAGAAGATGGCGGA